CCAAGTTTGAAGCGCAAGACGAGATAAGAGTTGACAAAGAACTTATGGATAAGTACTTTGCCAAATGTGGAAGTGCAAAAGCTGCGCGGTTATTGGAAGCCTTGGAGGGGCACGAATGGACTGCGGACATGGGTACCAAACATGTTTTCGCTAAACAGGAAGTTCTTCTCAAAGAGCACCAGTCTCAGCCGCGCATTGTATATCAGGGATCGGATATGTACAATGCTATGACGGGGCCTGTCGTTATGGAGCTAAACGACAGGCTTAAAACCATATTTTCGAGGTCAAACCCCCTTAACACGGGCAATGTTGTGATCTATGCCTGTGGAGCCTCTGGAGAGGAACTCGGCGAAATTATGGAGCAAGCAACTGGTCAGCCCGTTGAGAGTGACATGAAGAATAACGATGGGAGTCAATCTGCGGAATTTCGCCGGCCAGAGGCGATGTTCTACAGGAAATTGGGAGCTCCCCTATGGTTTGTGAAGGAATTTGCACGCACTACGAGCATCAGAGTATGGACCCGTTACGGAGTAATGGCCAACATCAACGGTGAACGGTGGTCGGGCGAGACGACCACCACTACGGGCAATTCGTATGTGAGCATGGCATTGATACAGGCTGGGCTGGAGCGCGCCTCTATCGAAGAAAGCACAAACATCCATGGGGGGGACGATTACTTAGGTTTCATTGCTGGTGATGATCAGGCCTTTAGGGCCGGGGTTGAGGCGGTGACTTCTGCTAGTGGGATGAAGGCAGAAGTTGTTGTTCAAACGTCCCGTCACCACGCGACTTTTTATAGGAAGCGTTATGTTAATGGAGTCATAGGTTGTCGTCCAGTCCCACAGTTTGGACGTGTCCTTGCAAAATTGAATTTGAGAGCGAATAGGAATACTCAAGTCAATGACAGAGATTACATGGCAGGCAAATATTTGTCTGCCGCGTATGAACACAGACACGTTCCAGGAATAAGAGACCTCCTCGTGACAACTGCGGAAGCTTTGTCCGAAAAACCCTACCTTGACGTACGTGCATCGAAACTGCACGAAATGGGTGGTGTGGAAAACATCAAGACTGTAGTCTCTAGGGCTGCAGTACATTCTGTCTCCGATATGTCGGAATTCCTTAACGAAGTGTATGGAATCGGGTTCGAAGATCTCGTTGACGTTTACGGCCGTGTTTCTCAATCTTGTCTGGATTACTGTGACAAGTGGGTGACGGTCGGTCAACGGGGCGTAAAGAAAAATACCCGTGGGAATTCTGGATACAATGCGCCTTTGTTGTGCGGAGATACTATAGATGCTCTAGTGCGTCTTGATGTGTGATAGCAGGGAGGCCTGCTCATCTCTGATGGGTGATTAGCAAGAAAACACCAACAGAGTACAAG